CGTCGGCAGCGGCCTTGTCGCCGGCGTCAATGGCCTCCCGAACACGACGCACATAGGTCTTGAGCTCGGACTTGACGGACTGATTGCGCAGGCGGGCCTTCTCGTTGGTCTTGATGCGCTTGATCTGGGACTTGATGTTCGCCACGGTTGGTGAAAGCTTTCTTGGTTCGAGTGCGGTCGGCGGCCGGAGAGGAGGAGTCGCGCACACGGGCTGGCATGAGGCGGCGGAGGCGCCCGTCCGGGCCGAGGTCAGGAGAGCGGTCAACGAGACGATCATGCGCCGAGGTTAAGCACGGCGCACTCATGAAGGCCAACGCGATATTCTTCAATTCATGAAGCCGTCCTTCATGCATCCGGATCAGCTCGCCGCCCTGGAGGCCGTCGGTGCTGGGGCTGACCGGTCGACTGCGGAGGCTCACGCTTGGCGGGCGATTGGGCGGACTCCTCCGCCTCCGGCGATCACGTCGACGGCCCAGTCTGGGCGCGAGCGGGCGAGAGCGGTCGTGGAGGCCCTGGCGCGTTCGTCGCACCCTGGGGGTGACGGTCGGGCCGGGAGTGCCCCGAATCGGACGCGTAAGGCCCCTAGAGCGGCCTAGCGTGCCGCGACCGCACCCCGGTGGGGGTTGCGTGTTTTCAGGCCGAATTCACGCGCGTTAACGCGTTGTGTGATCGGCCCGCCAATCATCGTCCATCACGAACATGTAACGACACTCACTCTGCCTTGACGGTGCCCACTTGGGCACCTAGTGTGGTCCACGTGGGCCACACGGGAACCCCAACCCAGCCCAGCCAATCCCCAGAGCAAAGGACCATGAAAAATGAAGGTCAATCTTCATCCCAAACCCGCGCGCTACATCCCCGCCGCAGCCGTCGAGGACCGCACCCGAGCAGTAGCCACCTACGGCGACAAGGCCCGCGACCTCCTCGACCGGGCAGGCGGCGACCCCATCGGTGCGATCAGCCTCCTCATGCTCGCTGCCGACCAGCGCAAGGCCGAGCAGGCTGCGGAGCCCAGCCTGAGCGAGCAAGCCCTCGCCCAAACCGTCCGAGAGCAGCGCGACACCATCGACGCGCTCAGGACCCAGGTGAACCTCTACCGCGACCAGTGGCAGACCGCCGTCGACAACGCCAACTCCCTGCATGCCGACCTGTGCCAGAAGGAGGTGGACGCCGACCAGATCACCCAACTCCAGTCCATCCTCCGTTCCGTCACCAGCGCCACCCACGGACAGGCACTCATGTACGCCGATGACCTGCGAGCCCTCCCAAACGGCACCGTCGTCCGCGACACGCACGGCCGAGCCTGGACCCGCATCGACGACGAAGACGGCGGAGTCTGGGCCACCCCCAGCGAGGACACCACCATGCCGTCCTCCTACCTCACAGACAAGTCATGCGTCTTCCTCGCATGGGTGGCCACCCTGTGACCCGCCTCGACCATGTGGGTGGCGACGACGTCGACATCACCGCCGCCGCGGAGTTCCTGTGCGCCGCCGCCGACTACCAGGACAGTGAGACCGCGGCCCTCGATGAGCGGGACCGGCAGCGTCGCGGGGCCGGACGCCTCGACGCCAACCTCCCCTGGGGTGCGATCGGCCAGCACGCCCAGCATCGGGCCAGGCTCCTCGAATCCCTGGCAATCCTCCTCCGCGTCGACGCCGACGCACTCACCAACGGCCTCTAACCCCCCCTCCCCGGAAAGGAACCCCCCCATGTACCCCAACATCGACATAACCGCCTCCAGCAGCGAGGGTGACCAGACAGTGGCACGCCTCCGCGTCTACGACGCCCGGTGGATCCCCACCTGGGGGCCGATCGGCTACCGCCAGATCCGCAAGCTCCAGCGCGACGGGTGGAGCCACGTCGGCTCCCTCCAGACGGGTCTCATCCGCCGCGAGCACTGCCTCATCCAGATCACCGAGAGGGGCGAGCAGTGAGCCGCCACCACCATCCGCGACTGGGCGACGTCGTCGCCTGCCGAGACGCAGACGGAACCTGGCACACGGCGAGGGTCACCGCCAGCAGCGCCGACGCCATCGACGACTGCACCGAGGTGGTCATCCTGGAAGCCGCCCCAGAGACGCCCGCGCCGTGGCCCACCAGTCCGATGATCCTCGTCGTCGACGGGGAGCGTCGCCCCACCGGGCAGCCCGGCGACCTCACTGTCACCTCGCTCAGTGGGCAGATCCTCCTCCGCACCCCCGAGGGCCACTACCGTGGCGTCCGGTCCCGGCTCGTCAAGCAATCCCGCGGCGACCAGATCCGCAAGTGGGTCGACCTCGCCGCCGTCGAAGACCGGGCGCTCCGGGACCTCGCAGAGGCCGCACACAACGGCCCCCTCGGCAGCGTCTCCGACGCCGTCCAGGACGTCCTCACGTCCGCGGACATGGTCCAGGACGGGAGGTACCTCCAGTGAAGACCGTCCTGGACTGGTCGAAGCCGCAGCGCTGCCGCGACTGCGGGAGGCGCCTCCGCCCCTCCATGTCCCTCGTAACGGACTGGCCCGGTACGCGCCTCCACCACGGGCACCGCCTCTGCCGCCCATGCAGCGAAGCTCGACGGCGGGCAGCCATCCGCCGAGGCGACTGCGTGCGCCACAAGCCCAAGCGCCGCGGCGGAAACCCCACCGTCGCCGAACTCGCCGCACAGGGCCACCCCTGCATCTCACCCGCCCCCAAGCCCAGCAACGTAAGGACCTACCCGCTATGAGCCTCCAATTTGATGAAGCCCGCCACCGGTACAGCCTCGACGGCAAGCCCGTTACCGGGGTGACCACGATCATTGGGAAGGGCCTCCCGAAGCCTGGGCTCCCGTACTGGTCCGCGAAGGTGGTGGCCGAAGCCGCCGCAGACGAGGCGGTCACACTGGCCGCGACCATCAGCGCGCAGGGCCGGGATGCGGTCGTGAACCGGCTCAAGCGCACCCCATGGCAGGCCAGGGATCGTGCTGCCGTGCGTGGCACCAGGGTGCACGCCCTCGCCGAGCAGGTCGCCCTAGGGGAGGCCGTAGACGTCCCCGCCAGTCTCGCCCCCTACGTCGAGGGGTACGTGGATTTCCTCGACGGGCACGACGTCGAGCCGATCCTCACCGAGGCCCGCCTGGCGAGCCGCGCCCACTGGTACGCGGGCACCGCCGACCTCGTCGCCCGCATGGGCGGGGAGACCTGGCTCCTCGACCTGAAGACCTCCAATTCCATCCACGGCTCCTATGCGCTCCAGTGCGCCGCCTACGCCCGCGCAGAGTTCCACCTCGACGCCGACGGCCAGGAGACGCCCATGCCGCCCATCGACAGGATCGGGGCCATCCACGTCCAACCCGACGGGTGCCGGCTCGTGGAGTTCCCATCCGTCAACCGCGCCTGGAACGCCTTCCTCGCCGTCAAAGCCGTCGCCGACCTCACCGCCACCATCGACTCCTGGGGAGACCACAAATGACCGACCTCACCACCACCCAGCCCGCGAGCGCCGAAGTAGCACCCATGCCGCTGCCGACGCCCGCCGTCGTCGCCACAGGGGAGGCCAGTGCCGCCCAAGCCAGCCTCCGCTCCTGGGCGCTCGCCATGGCCGACGCCCGCGCCATTGCACAGGTCATATGCCAGACCGGGTTCGCGCCCGCCCACCTGCGCGGCCATGTCGACGCCACCGCCGTGACCGTCATGAAGGGGGCGGCCCTCGGCCTAGACCCCACCGCCGCCATGGAGTCCATCTACGTCATCAGCGGCAAGCCGGCCCTCTACGCCAGGACGATGCTCGCCGTCGTCCAGCAGGCCGGGCACGACGTCTGGGTCGACGACCAGTCCGACACGTCCGTCACCGTCTCCGGACGCCGCAGAGGCTCCCAGCAGGTCCAGTCCTCCACCTGGACCATCGAGCGCGCCCGCACCGCCGGGTACCTGAGCAACAAGAAGTACTCCCAGGAGCCGCAGGCCATGCTGCGCGCCAAAGCCACCGCCGAGGTGTGCCGCATGATCGCCGCCGACGCTCTCATGGGCCTCTCCTACTCGGCTGAGGAGGTCGAGCTAGACGGAGTCGGAGACGACCAGCCCACCGTCAAGGTCGCCCGCAAACGCAAGCCCAAGGCCGCCGAGCCGGAGCCCGTCGAGGTGCCCGCCGCCGTCATCGACGACCTCCCCACGGAGGCGCAGCCGTGAGCCTGCGGATCATCTCGGTGCGTCGCGCCTACGCGTCCCTGTCCTGCGACTGGCCCGGCTGTGAGGAGCGGATCGACTTCCCGGAAGGCCCCGACGACACGGGTCGGAACATCATGCTTCTCGACGCCGCCTACTGCCTTGCCCGCCGTCTCGGCTGGGAGATCACCGACGACATGGACGGCGAGGTCGTCTGCCCCAACCCCCGCGGGAGGCGGCATGACCGTCCTCCTCATCACCATCATCCTCATCACCCACACCTACCGGAAGGAACACCAATGAGCACATGCCCGTTCACTGAGGCCGCCAAGAAGATCGCGGCTGCTGCGGGGATCCTCAGCGACTCGACGCTCCACTCCGTCTCTCGCTGGCACCTACGTCTCGCCCTCATCGGGGCGGCGATCATCGGCAAGAATGCCAACGGCGAGGTCACGCCCGAGATCAAGCGGCGCGACGCTATCACGGGGGCGCTGCGTGAGATCGCTGTGGACGCTGCTTCCACCCTCTTCGACTGCGGCGTCGAGGATCCGGCGGCCGCGTTCGTCGCCGAGTGGGAGCGGGCCGCCGTCAAGCATCCGGGCATGACCCTGGATGCGGACGGCCCGACGGATGAACTGCGGTTCTACGCGCTCGCTGAGGAGGTGGGGGAGGTCGCCGCCTCCCTCACCTACGACAACACCAACAGCACGGGCCACAACGCCGACACCATCGCCGAAGTCACCCAGGTAGGCGCACTCGCCCTCGCCTGGCTCACCCGCTACCACGACGGAGAGGAGAACTGAAATGACTACCCCAGCCACCCGGCACCCCTGGCTTTGGAACACCAAGAACATCCGTGAGGCGCTGAACGCCTACCGAGACGGAAACGGCTACGGAGGAGTAAGCACCGGAGACCCCGAAGCCATGGCCGATGACATCGAGGACCTCCTGGATCACGCCGACGAGTGCCGAGCCAGGATCGCCGAACTCAAGGGCACGATTTCCACTCTCCGCGAAGAGAATCACAACCTCAACTCCACGATCAGAATGCTGGAGGAGAGATGAACGTTCCAGCCAGGATTGTCGATAAGCTGAGGAACTATGAATACGAGAAGCGCGGCTGCGGGGATGTAGCTGGCGACATCTACGCGCTCATCCACCACATCGCCGCCCTCGAAGAGGAAATCGACGACCTCCGGGTTGAGGCTCGCGAGAAGAATGCGTGGGAGGGCCGCTATAACGCACTCCTCGAAGAGTGCGAAGCCAGCCGGCCGCCCGAGATCGACGGCGGGGAGGGTTCCCGCGGAGCGGCGGATGGCGTGATCGCTATCGACGCTGACGGGAAAGCGTGGCGCACCTGCTACCCAGGATGCTGGTTTCCCCTCAGACTCGATACCGACGCCGAGATGACCGAGCTCCCCGAGGAGAATGGCCCCTACATGCTCGTCTACATCCCTGAGGGGGAATCATGACCACTACAGCCCCCAAGCCGGGAGACATTCCCGCCCAGGTTGACGACGTGCGGTTCGCTAAGGAGATCACCGTTTCCGGTAACAGCATCATCATTGACGGGAACCGTTTTCCTTGGTTCGTTCAGGAGAATCCGCAGGTAGTCCCGTTTGATGACGGGGCGGTCGCGCTCCAGGTTTTGATTCTCGCCGAACGGGTCACGGTCCCGTCAAATACGTAGAAGCGATGACCGGTCGCACTCGAATCGCCCCGGCGTGTCGCGATTCGCGTAAACCGGGCGAAAACGCGAGAATATGACCACTCCCCAGGAAGGAAAAACAATTGGCTAACGAGACCGTAATTACCGTGTGCGGTGTCCTCGGTCAGGACCCGGAACTCCGCTTCACCCCAGCAGGGAGGCCCGTCGCGAACCTCTCCATCGCCTCCACCCCCTCCCGCTACGACCGCAACACATCCCAGTGGACGGACGGCACCACCATGTGGATGCGAGCCAGCGCATGGGGCGACATGGCCGAGAACGTCGCCGAGTCCCTACGCAAGGGCATGTGGGTCATCGCCCAGGGACGCCTAGTCCAGCGGGACTACACCACCCGCGAAGGCGAGAACCGCAGCGTCCTCCAGCTCGAAGTGGATCACATCGGCCCGGACCTGCGCAGGCAGCGCGCCCAGGTGACGAAGCAGGCCCCCACCGGCCAGCAGGGCAACTTCGGCGGCCAGCCTGCTCAGCCGGCGGCGTTCGGTTCGGGGAACGTCCCCACGGCGGCGCAGGACCCGTGGGGAACCGGGGGCGCCCCCACCGGCGAGCCCCCCTTCTAATCGAGAGGAGGACAAAATGGGAACCATCAAGGGATGGTACATCGCCGCATGGCACTGGATCAGGTCGTGGGTCTGACACCACGATGACACGGTGGCTGGCCCCGACTGCCGGGCCGGGGCCAGCCACCACCCCAACCCAAACACCCCAAGGAGAACTAATGAAACCCAACCCCACCTTCAGCCAGCGGATCGGATACGCCGTCGGCCTCACCCTCGCACTCACCGCATGCTTCGCCGTCATCAGCGTCATCATCTGGATCATCACCACCGCATGGCGCGCAATCATCGGAGGCTGACCCGTGAACACACTCATGCAATCCGGCCAAATTAAATGCGGCGACCACTACCTCAAAGCAAAAGTCGCCTTCACGGAATACCGATACCAGAAGTGCATAGACGGCACGCCTCTTACCTTAAGCCAAGAGCCAGAAATCACCATCAAGTGCCTAACCTGCGGAAAAGAAACCGTCGCCCACCAATTCACCGTCGACACAAACATGATCGAAAGGATTTTCCCATGACCGACCACGCACTCAGGCGCAACGAAGCGGCCGCACTACTCGATGCAGTCAACGAGAGCATGTGGAAAGCAACCGACCACGCGCGATACCCCACAGCCGCGCTCGTGGCCCTCACCCAGGCCGTCCTCGAAGTCGGCGAGCAACTCAGGATCGCCAACCGACTCACCATCGCCATCGCCACGAAAAACCCCATCGAAATCACCCCTGAAACCGCCGCCACCCTCGGCATCGCCCCCCAGGAGTAGCCATGACCAACTGGCCCAACAAGCCCCTCATCCGCATCATCCGTGGCACCGAGTATGAGGAGCCGATCGACGGCTCGCTCGCAGTACGGGAGGATCAAGGGGGCGAGTACTTCCTCGTGAGCGGCCCTCGCGCGAAAAATACCGTCGACCCCGTCTGCACCCGGACCGACTCCATCGACGAGTGGGAGGAGGTTACGGCCGTCCCCACTGCCGCCCTGGAGGAGTTCAAGGAGGCGTGGAAGGGATTCGGCATGTACGACCCGGATGACTCCCAGCGCGTCACTGACGCCATCACCTCTATCCTCGCCTGCCTGCCCGCCGACAAGCCCAGCCCACTCGACCGGGCAGTCACCAGGGTCAAGGACATAGACGGACCGATGATCGACGCCGACACCCTGCCAGCGGAGCGCCTCTCGCTCCTCCTGGACGCCCTCGCCAGCGTCCAGAGCGCAGCCCGCAAGACCGCCCCACTCACTATGGTCACCCGCATCTGCGTCGACTGGGTGCAGGCGAACAAGGAGGAGGTGGTGGCTGTCGAGCAGATGCGCAGCCGAGCCAGGTCGATGCCTGAGGTGATCGGTAGCGACCCAGCTAAATTCCTCGTCCTCGCAGGCATTGTCGGCGAGACGGCCAGCATGCTCGGTGACGGTCACCCCTCAGTCTCCGGTGAACTCATCAACGCCGGGACCTACGCCCTCGCCTGGGCGGCCCAGATCATCGAGGAGGAGGACAAGTGAACTGGCTCGGACTGCTCCAGTGGGTGGCGACTGTCCTCCTGCCCCTGTGCCTGAGTGTCGCCCTGTGGCTCGCGCTCATCCAGATCAGGGGCCTCCGAGAGCGCGCCGAGACGGCGGAGCGGGCCGTCCAGCAGATCGCCGACGCCATCCGCTACGCCGCCAAGCGGTACAACAACTCAACGAAGGAGGACGACCGTGATTGAAATCTCTCGCGAAGAGGCCCTGCACTACGTGGCGAAGGCGACGGTCGCCCGCTTAGTCGGTGGCGCGGTCGCAGACATCGAGTCCAAGCACTCGATCCTCATCCCGTCGCTCACGCTGGAGAGCCGTCAGGTCATCGCCAGGGAGATGCGAGCAGTCGCCGCTAGCGTGGACTGCGAGCAGAGCCAGTACCTCCTCGCTAAGCGAACGCTCCAGGGGGAGGTGCTGGCCGTGCAGCGCGCAGAGGCCGGGGTCAACCTGGAGCCCATAAAGTTCCCCGCCCACCTCATGGAGGGCCAGGACGGTGACTGAGGTCCGCTCCTGCCCTGTGACGGGGGAGCCGCTGCGGGGTGACCGGTTCGTGAGTGTGACGGCCTGCCAGCGGCTCGACGAGGCCGCACAGGGCATCGTGGCACTCATGGGCGCCCTGGACGCCGCCAAGGCCGGGCTGCGGCGCGGCCAAGGCGGCGGTGCCAGCGTCACCCCATGCAGCCGCCCCCCGGTCCGCTTGGGCGTCATCCAGGCCGCGAGCGCCCACGAGAGGACACTCCTCAAATGGGCGAAATGGGGGGCGCATGACCTCCTCGGGACCACTGCCCCGCAGACGTGGACGGAGGTCTCATGGGCGTTCAGGGGCGCGTCCGCGCACCCCGGCCGGCCCGAGCTAGCGGCCCTCATCCCCGAGGTCCTGGCCGCCATCCGGGCCATCAGCGCGCTCGTGGACGTCCCCGAGGACGCGCGCTTCTACGGGCGGTGCCTCACCGACCTGGGGGACCGGGGCGTCTGCGACCAGCCCATCTACGCCCCACCGGGATCCTCGTGGGCCAGGTGCCCGGCCTGCGACACCCAGTGGGAACTCCAGCCCCTCCTCGCGAGCCACCTGGAGGCGGCCGCCTACTGGCTAGTCACCCCCGACGAAGGCGCCCGTCTCCTCACACAGGCGGGCTACCCCACACGGGCGGCCACCATCCGACTCTGGAAACACCGCGGCCACCTCACCGACCAGGATGGGCGGTACCACGTCGGCGACCTCCTCGCCGCCGCCGCAAAACGAAAGGACAAAGTCGCATGACACCCGAGATGATCCAGGCGGCTCTCACCGCCGTCGCTGAGGACACCGCCAAGGCGGCCGTGAAGAGAAGCGTCACCATCACCATGATGGGGCATGCCGCCGCCATCGCAGGCATCGCAGTCGGCCTACCGGCCGCCGACGCCACCGAGGCCATAGGCCAGGTGATCGGCATGCTCATCGACTCCCGAGACGCCATCGGAGACATGAAGTGAGCGACATCGAGATCGTGCACCCATGGGCCGAAGCGCCCTGGGTGGCCGCGAGCGCCGAGGAACAGGCCAAGCGAGACGCCGAGGACGCCGAGTGGGACCGCCTAGCAGGCGCGATCGCACGGGTAGCCATCGCCGTCAACCGCCCCAGCAGACTGCCAGCCGAGGCCATCCCCTTCAGTCCCGGATACGCCACCATGAGGCTCCCGGACCACCCGAGAGAGGAAATGCCGCTACTGGTCCTCCGAACATGACGAAGGCGCCCCACCAAACCGGCGGGGCGCCCTCCCTTCTCCGGATTGTTCGATCGGCCGGCGGCCCGCGCGGGGGCGGGGGG